GTTGCATTAGCAATAATATTCGCATGATCGCAAGAGCTTGCGCCTGGGCCAGATGCTCCGCCGGGCGAATTACCGTTACCACAGTTTAAAGTAACACTATTTGTATTACCAACTACATTACTTGATAAACTAGCACTATCGCCGTGTATAGTAAAGTCGCCAATATTACCCATACCAATTTGTTGTATGGATATAGTTTGGCTGTTACCTTCAAAAGAATTGCTCTTCAAGCTATCGCCAGCGGCATTGTCGGGACCTGCCTGAACGACGTTGATAGTACTATTACTTCCGATTTGTTCCATGTAAACGGTGTTCAAACCAGATTGAGCATATGACAAATTGGCATAGATACTCATAATGCCTAGGACAAACAGTCCTATAATTTTCTTACTCATTTAATTCACCCCACTACATGGGATAGAATCGATGCCGTTTGCTTAGCTTTTCTTCTTACTTGTTGACGCAAACTTCCAGAGCTTCTTATTGACTCCTTGTCTTATTAAATCTACAACTGCTGCTTCTGTTGCCACTCTAACAGCATAAGTTGTCGGTTCATTGACATTCATGCCACCTTCTAGTTGTAGACTCATTGTACCTTGATCAAGAAATTTCATGACCGTACTATTTACCGCTGTGCTTAGTATAGTTTTAGTTGCACCTGCACTTATAAGCACTTCGCCTGAATTAACAGATATTAAACGCATTACAACAGTAACAACATCTGTTCTATATGAAGCATTTGCTCCAATTCCTAAAAGTGCAGCACCAGCACCGCCCGATCCACTATTAGTATCATAGCCAACAATGCCGCCTTCTAGTAGAATACCAGCTACTAACATAGGTGCCAGTGGTTTGGCATCCTTACCTTCGTATGTTTCACGCTGGCTACGAATTAACTGACGCTCTTTAACTAGATCGTCTAGCCCAACACGTTCGACAACTTGGAACCATTTACCATGACCAGCATCTTGTAATGCTTTAATGGCAAACACTTCGGCACCCTGTGTTACTGCTGAACTCATAACAGCTACAGTATCGTTAGGCTTGCGTTGGCCGGTCTTATCATTGAAGTTATACATCGCAATTGGAATAGGTGGACCGTCAGGGCCAGTTAAAGTTAGCAATTCACTGACCTTAAGTTCTCTAATTGGCTTAGCTTCTGGAGTTGGGACAACATCAGGAACTGCGTCAAGTGAAGCGTCAAAATTTGTAACAGTTTCCTTGATACTAGCACAACCTGCTAATGAAATAGCAAGTAACGAAGCGGATATAACCTTAAACATTAGAACTTAAAACCTCCCATTGGCACTGATACATTTGTCATATTTCCAGTGGGATCAACGATAGTTAAATCAATAGTGTTCGTTGATACGTCCTGGACCCAACTTATAGTACTACCTTGAAAATCCATTGATCCTGATGTTGCAGTACCTGAGAACATAGCGTTGCTTAACTGTAAGCTTAATTGAGCATATATTCTAGATTCTAAATTGTTTAAAAATTTATTTAGATTAGTGTTTTGTACTGCTGCTAATGCTGCTGCTGCATCAGCAGCTTTCTGTTGCTCTATAGCCTGCTTGCGAGTGAATTCTTCGTTTTCAATAGTTAGTACATGGCTACTATATCCGTTCCCGCTGAAGGTAGGATTAGAAAATTGATAAGTCATTTGAGTAGCACTAGCTGTTGTTGTCATTAGTAACAATGCAATAATTGAACATTTCATATTATGACTCCTTGACTATGTATTTATTTAAATTTTGGCTGAGGGACTAGGGGTCGAACCTAGATTAAAGGAGTCAAAGTCCTTCGTCCTACCATTAGACGATCCCTCAACAATTACCAGTGACGTATTACACCAGCAACAATGAATATATTAGTAACTATATAACAAAGTACTATTAATGTCCTAATTAAAGCTATGCGATCAGCTTCTTTATTTGTTGCTCCAGATTTCTCACCAAGAGCTTTGGCCCATACTCTCCAGAATTTCATGTTGGAATTATTTTACTTCAAACGCGGCATTACATTTGCCGCCAGTTTGGGCTTCGGCTAACTTCATAGCAGTGAGTTGATCTAAAGAGTAAACAAAAGTTTCAGTCTTCCAACCAGTTGACAATGTAACCACACAACGCCATTGCTTCATCTTCATTACTAAATCCTCATTACTGCTTATTATATAGATATTTATAGATGAGTCAAGCAGTTTTTTATATTGTATTTTTTGTTGGAAAACCATATTATAGCAAATACAACTCTTATACAAGTAAGTATTTGAAATTCAGGAGAACTTATGTCAAAGACCGTATTGATTACAGGTGGCGCAGGTTGAGTATAAATACTTCAAATAACTTTGGAGTAAAAAAAATGGAAAAGTATGGGTTTATCTATATTTGGTATGATACTAACCATAAAAAGTATTACATAGGAAGCCATTGGGGTCAAATTAACGATAGATATATTTGTTCATCTAAATGGATGAAGAAGGCCTACAAAAATCGTCCGAGCGAGTTTAAAAGACGTATATTAGAGTCAGGCATAAAAAAGAATAAACTTAAAGCAAACGAATATCGTTGGTTATCAATGATAAAAGATGAAGAATTAGGAAAGAGATATTATAATTTGAACAATAAAAAAATACTTAAACCTGGAAATTGGCCAACTGGAAGAACACGTTCTGAAGAAACTAAACAAAAGATTTCTGAGGCATTAAAAGGAAATACACCTTGGAATAAAGGGGTCCCGATGTCAAATGATCAAAAAGAAAAACTTAGACTAATAAATTTAGGAAAAGGTCATTCAGAAGATACTAAGAAAAGAGTATCCTTGTCATTGATAGGCAATAAACGAAGAAGTGGAAAACTACACTCAACTGAGGACTTAGAAAAGATGTCAAAGTCACAAAAGAAAATATGGGATAATAATTCAGAACGGAAAAAACAGCAGTCAATAAGAATGAAACAATATTGGGAAAATTATCGAAATAGGAAGAAGGAAAACAATGAGTAAAACTTGCCTTATTACCGGTGGAGCTGGATTTATAGCACATCATGTTATCGACAGAATACTCAATACAACTGATTGGAACATTGTTAGTTTGGATCGGTTGGACTATAGTGGTAATTTAAATAGATTGCATCACATGATGATGACACACGATGCTGATGTACGTAAGCGTGTTAAGATCGTTTATCATGATCTTAAGGCAGAGATCAATCCCCAAACTCGAAGTATGATTGGTAAAGTTGATATTGTTATGCATCTTGCTGCCGGTAGCCATGTTGATCGCAGTATTGAATTCCCGATGGAATTTGTTATGGATAATGTTGTTGGTACAGGACATGCACTACAGTATGCTCGCACCATTGACAATCTAGAACGATTTGTTTATTTCTCCACAGATGAAGTATTCGGCCCTGCTCCTAATGGTGTATACTATAAGGAATATGATCGTTATAACAGCACCAACCCTTACAGTGCTGCTAAGGCAGGCGGGGAAGAACTTGCTGTTGCATTTGAAAACACATATGGATTGCCAGTTTATGTAACACATACTATGAATGTGTTTGGTGAACGTCAGCATCCAGAAAAGTATATTCCTATGTGTATTCGTAAGGCTCGTGACGGCGAAAGCATCACAGTGCATAGCGACAGCAGCAAGACAATTCCAGGTAGTCGTCATTATATCCATGCAGCAGACGTTGCAGATGCAATGATGTTTTTGTTGGATCTTAAGAACTTTCAGATGCCCCCAGAGTTTGGCGGCGCCAAGTGTCCAAAATTTAACATTGTTGGCAAGGAAGAGATCAACAATCTAGAATTAGCCAGAATCATTGCTCAGTCACAAGGAAAAGATCTCAATTATGAAATGGTAGATTTCCACAGTAGTCGTCCAGGGCACGATCTTCGTTATAGTCTCAGTGGCGAATTTATGAAGAGCTTGGGGTGGGAACCTCGTATTGCACTAACAGAACGTATTGCACAGGTAGTAGATTGGACACTGGCAAATCCAGACTGGTTGGAGATTAAACTATGAAATA